TCTTTTAGCGAATGCTACTTGCGACTTTGATGCCGCAGGTTCAACTGTGACATTGTCCGAGAAAATACTTTTGACCAATGATATACAAGTAAATATGCAACTTTGCCGAAGTCAATTTTTCAACACGTGGGAAAGTTTAGAAATGGGAGCTTCTCAGTTTTCAGATTTACCTAAGTCTTTTACTGACTATCTTTTAGGATATGTTGCAGGAAAAGTAGCTTCTGAAATGGAAACTACTCTATGGCAAGGTGCTGCAGGTGCTGCAGGTGGACTTACTGATGGAGGTTTCACAGTATTGGCTGCTGCACAACTACCGGGTGCAAACATTATTGCTCCTGCTGCGGTTACTGCTGCAAACGTAATTGATGAACTAGGAAAAGTAGTTGACAAAATCAACGCACAAACTAACATTTACGGTTTCGAAGACACAAGAATCTTTGTTTCCAAAAATATAATGGCGGCTTATGTGCGCGCACTCGGAGGATTCTCCGTAGCTGCTACATCTAATGCAGGTGTTGACAACAGAGGTACAATGTGGTATGCAGACGGTGGCGGTGTCACTTTTGACGGTATTAAATTGTTTATGGCGGAAGGTCTTCCAAACGACACAATGTTAGCTGCACAGATTTCTAACTTGTACTACGGTGTTTCTTTATTGTCAGACACACAAGAAGCGAGAGTAATTGACGTTTCTCAGTACGATGGTTCGGATAATGTTCGTGTTGTTATGAGAATGGCGGCAGGAGCGCAAATCGGAGTTGCTTCAGACGTAATTTACTACGGAGTATAATTAACTAATCAGAATTAAAGAAAAGGTAGGTAAGATTGCCTACCTTTTTTTATTCATAAAAACTAAAAAAAATGAGTTGTGAAATAACTTCGGGGCATATAGAATCCTGTAAAGATAGTGTTTCAGGTTTAAAAGCCTTATATATAATTAACTACGACAAGGTAAATAGCGACAATGTAGCTTATTCGGTAGTAGCAGGATTTGAAGACCAAATATTAACTTGGACCCCAACAGATACAACAGTAGCATTGAACCTATTTAAATTTGAATTAAAAAGTACAACTAATTCGTTTACTACGGCAATCGAATCTTCACGAGATAACGGTACGACATTCTTTAGTCAAACTTTAGTAGCTGCAATTAAGCGTCAAGACGCAGTAACAACAAAGCAAATTAAGCTTTTGGCGTACGGAAGACCAAGAATTGTTGTTCGTACAATGACAGACCAATTTTTCTTAATGGGATTAGATCAAGGCGCAGACGTTTCTGCAGGTGAAATTTCTAGCGGTGCGGCATTAGGCGACTTCAACGGTTACTCTTTAACGTTCTTAGCACAAGAAGAATTACCTGCAAATTTCATTAATTGCACAACAGAAGCGCAATTAGCAGTAGTTTTTAATACTGTTAATGATGGTTCGGGAATTGATGCAGTTATTGTTCCATAAATTTATGTTTTCATAGTGTAGATTAAGCACCTTTCGGGGTGCTTTTTCTTTGCAATATAAATTAAATTTGAAACAGATAGCACTTTTTTAAGTTATATATATATGGTAATACTCCAAGCAATAGCAACTGAACAAAGTATAAGCTTTATTCCAAGAAGCCAAACTTATGATACCTTGTTAATTCAGAACGAGGCAACAGGTGTAGAAAAAGAAATTACAATTACTTCTTTTGTAAACGGAGATTACTACGACACAATAAACGCTACATTTGTAAATGGAACTTTTGTTCTAGTACAAAACAATTTTTACAAGTTGACATTAAAAAACGGAACTAAAATAGTACACAAAGACAGAATATTCTGCACAGACCAAACACCTGTAGTAAACTATTCGGTAAATGATGGCGAATTTAAAAGCAACGTTTCTAACAACGAATTTATTATCTATGAGTAACAATATACATTTATTAGAGTTAAGCACTTACGAAGCACCTGTGATAACGGAAAGCAAACGTGAGGACTATGTCGAATACGGCACGGACAATAATTACTATCAGTACCTTATTGATATGTATACTAATAGCACAACTAACAATGCAATCATAAACAACATTAATAGATTGGTTTATGGGCGAGGTTTAAGTGCTACAAACGCAAGTAGAAAGCCAAACGACTACGCTGCAATGATGGCTATGTTTGCAAAGAAAGACGTAAGGCAATTAGTTACAGACTTAAAGCTTCTAGGACAATGTGCGATGCAGGTTATATATTCTAAGGATCGTAAACGTATCGTAAATGTTCACCATATACCTGTACAACTTTTACGAGCAGAAAAATGCAACGAAGACGGAAAAATAGAAGCGTATTACTATTCAGATAATTGGGAAGAAGTAAGAAAATTTCCACCTAAAAGAATTAGTGCTTTTGGATGTTCAAAGGATGCAATTGAAATTTATTTCGTCAAGCCTTATTCTGTCGGTTTAAAGTACTATGCGCTTGTGGATTATGTCGGTGCGCTTCCTTACTGCGGTCTTGAAGAAGATATTAGCACGTATCTAATCAACGAGGTAAATAACGGCTTTAGCGGAAGAACCGTAGTAAATTTCAACAACGGAATACCTAGCGAAGACCAGCAGCATATGATTAAAAACAAGATGCTAAATACGTTAACAGGAACGGAAGGAGAAAAAATGATTGTCGCATTTAACAATAATTCAGAATCAAAGGCTTCTATTGAATCTGTTCAAGTGGCAGATGCACCCGATTTGTATAGCACACTAAGCGAAGAATGTTTAAGAAAAATTATGCTTTCTCACAACGTTACGTCTCCGCTATTATTTGGGATTGCAAGTAGTAATGGCTTTTCTTCAAATTCCGATGAATTACAGGATTCATTTGCACTATTCAACAATATGGTCATTAAACCAATGCAAGAACTTTTAATAGATGCATTTGATGAAATCCTTTCTTTCAATGGAATAAGCCTAAACCTATACTTTAAGACTTTAAAGCCTTTAGAATTCATTGATATAGATGTAAAGGTAGGAGAAGAAGAACTAGAAGAAGAAACAGGAGTAGAACTAAGCGCAGACGATCCAGGAGCAGAATTAATTGCTTTAGGAGAAGATGCTAGCGAAGATTGGCTACTAATAGACGAACACGAAGTAGACTACGACTTAGACGATGAAGAAAATACTTTGTTATCTAAGGAGATTAAACTAAGTTTCAATGATAAATTAGTAAACCTTGTTTCTACAGGTTATGCATCACCAAATTCAAAAAGTAAGCAAGACGAAATTATAGATGGAATACAATTTATAACTAGATATGTTTATCAAGGTGGTGGAGATAAAAAACAAAAAGGACCGACACGTTCATTTTGCCGTAATATGATGGCAGCAAAAAAGATTTATAGAAAAGAAGACATCGTAAGAATGGAGCAGAAACCTGTCAACAGAGGATGGGGACCGAAAGGAAGTAATTTCTATAGCATTTGGCTTTGGAAAGGCGGCGGAAACTGCTGCCATAGATGGAATAAACAAATCTATGTATCGTTTGCAGGAACTAAAATAGACGTAAGAAGCAAAGAAGCTAAACGAATCGCAGGTGCTAAAGCTGCTAAGTATGGTTATGTTATAGATAATGACTTCAAAGTTTCACAAAGACCGATTGATATGAAAGATAGAGGATTTTTACCAAGCAATAAAAGAAGATAGAAATGGCTAAAGCATTATTAATATCAAGAAATGACGTTGTACGGTTTACGTCAATAAACGGAAATGTAGACGTAGACAAATTCATTCAATACGTTTCTATCGCACAGGACATTCATATACAAGGAATGTTAGGAACAAAGCTTTTAGAAAAGATACAAGCAGAAATAATTGCAGGTACTTTAGCAGATCCATATTTAAACCTGCTAACCGAATACATTAAGCCAACTTTAATTCACGCAAGTATGCTAGAATACCTGCCTTTTAGTGCAGTAACTATTGCAAACAAAGGCGTATATAAACACGGAGCAGAAAATAGCGAAACGGTAAGTAAAGAAGAGATAGATTTTTTAGTAGAAAAACAACGTCAAACATATATGCACTACAAAGAAAGGTTTGTAGATTATATATGCGACAATAGTAGCACGTTTCCAGAATACAATACGAATACAGGAAGTGATATGAATCCTAACGAAAGTACAAATTTCACAGGTTGGATTTTATGAAGAAACACTATACACCAAAAGAAAAGAACGTAAAACGTTTACAGACGTTTTTAAATAAATATTATGGCAGAAATAAAGATCAGCGACCTAACGGCAAAGAGTGCTAATTTAGCAAACACAGATTTATTTGTTATTGCAGAATCTGATGGTGCTGGTGGCTTCGTATCAAAGAAAATCACAGGTGCAGAAATATCGGCTATTGCAGGAAGTAACATTTATTTAATAGATGGCACGGTTAGAAGCAACAGAACAATAGATTTA